AAGGTACACAATGGTACAACGGTGGAGGTCTATCTTTTGATGGTATTAAAATCGCAGTAGCAAATGGATTAGCTGATAATACAATGGTCGCAGCAGAAAAATCTAACTTATTCTTTGGTACTGGTCTTTTAGCAGACCATAACGAGGTAAAAGTTATCGATATGGCTGACATTGATGGTTCACAGAACGTAAGAGTAGTAATGAGATTCACAGCAGGTGTTCAGTATGGCATCGGTAGCGATATCGTACTTTATTCTTAATAGATAATTAACCAATAAATTAGGTGGGTAAGCCAATAGTGCCTACTCACCTTTTTTTATTTAAAATATATAGATATGGCTTGTGATTTAACACTTGGTAGAAAAGAACCCTGCAAAGATGTTGTAGGTGGCTTAAAAAATGTTTATTTTGTCGATTTTGGTGATTTAGGTACGGTAACCTTAACAAATGATGAAATAACAAATATGACAGGTAGTTCTGGTAGTTTAACAGCATTTAAGTACGAATTAAAAGGAAATAGTAGCTTTGAACAAGCTATTACTTCTTCACGTGAAAACGGTACAACTTTTGTTGAACAGACTTTAACTTTAACTTTGAAAAAACTTACTAAAGAAGATAATAAAGAGTTAAAACTGTTGGCTTACGGTAGACCCCACGTTGCCGTAGAAGACTATAATGGTAATGTATTTATGATGGGATTAGAACACGGTGCAGAAGTAACAGGTGGTACTATTTCCACAGGTGCTGCAATGGGTGATTTATCAGGATATACATTAACGATGGCAGCAACAGAACTTGCACCTGCTAACTTTATGGATTCGGATACAAAAGATATAGACTTCCCATTTAGTGTAGTAGATTATGCAGGATTAGATGGTACAGTAACTATTACTTTAGGAACAAATACTTAATAGGGTTTTCATTTGGTAAATTAAGGGGTAGCCTAACGGTTACCCTTTTTTTTTGTTTTAATAATAACAAATTTCATACTTTTTTATTGTATATATATGATAGTATTACAAGAAAGTGGATCAGCACAAAATATTGATTTTATACCAAGAGAATTTACTGCAAACGCATCTTATACGGTTAAAATAACAGATGAAACGCAAAACAAAGAAGTGTACAGTCAAGCAACAACAAGTATATCACAAAACTTATACTTCAATAGGTACAATGCTGTGTTTCCTGTAAAACAAGATATTTATTACACACTTAAAATACTTTCAGGTAGTTCAGTTGTATTTTTAGATAAAATATACTGTACAAACCAAACAGATTTACCAGCTTACACAATAAACAACGGTGAGTATACTTCTAATGCCACTACAAACGAATTTATCACAATATAATGGATAACTTACATATAGTAAAATTAGCTTCTTACAACCGCCCTAAAATAAGCGAAGATAAGCAAAAAGAATGGGTCAATTATGGAGAAGATAATGATTATTATTCTTACTTAATTAAACTTTATACAGATTCAACTACTAATAACGCAATTATTAACGGAGTTAGTAATATGATATACGGTAAAGGGTTAGATGCTTTAGATAGCAACACTAAAACAAACGAGTATGCTGCAATGCGATCTATTATAAGCAATGTATGTTTAAAAAAGGTTGTACTAGATTTAAAACTATTAGGTGAGGGTTCTTTTCAAGTACTTTACAAAGATAATAAAGTATTTAAAGCCGAGCATTTTCCGCGTCAAACATTACGTGCTGAAAAAATGAATGAAGATGGTGAGATAGAAGGGTACTATTATGCGCCAGACTGGACAAAAATAAAGCCAAAAGACAAACCAGAACGTATAGCAGCATTTGGTTTTGGCAACGGAAAAGAGCCAGAAATTAAAATAATAAAAAAATATGTTAGCGGCTACGATTACTACTGCCCTGTAGATTACCAAGGAGGCTTATCTTATGCTGAGCTTGAAAGCGAGATCTCTGATTATTTAATTAATGATGTTCAACATGGCTTTAGCGGGACTAAAGTAGTAAACTTTAATAATGGCGTCCCTGATCGCGAGAAACAGATGCAAGTTAAGAATGATGTAATGTCAAAACTTACAGGCGCAAGAGGTGAAAAAGTAGTAATTGCATTTAACAACAATGCAGAAAGCAAAACAACAGTTGATGACATACCATTAAACGATGCACCTCAACATTATGAATATTTATCAAATGAATGTAGTAATAAGTTAATAGTTTCGCATAGGGTAACCTCACCTTTATTATTGGGTATACGTACCGAAAATAATGGTTTAGGATCAAACGCAGACGAAATAAAAACCGCTGCGCTACTTTTTGACAATATTACTATAAAACCTTATCAAGAACTTATATGTGAATGTATAGATGATATATTAGCTGTTAACGGTATTAGTTTAAAACTATATTTTAAAACACTTCAACCGTTAGCATTTATAGAAACAGATAATGCAGTAACAGATGAAGCACGTGAAGAAGAAACAGGTGTAAAAAGAGAATTTACTTTAAAAAGCCAAGTAGTAGATAAAGACTTTGCTATTATAGATGATAGGTTAGCATACGCAACAAAAGAAATGGCAATAGAAGGTGCTAAAAACATAGATTGCGAAGGTTACCACGAACACGAGTACGAAGGCAAGATATGGTATATGCCTTGCGAGGAGCATAAGCAAAGTAATTTAAGTGCTGAAACAGATGACAAAGTATTTGATTTGCTTGATGAGTTTGGTGAAGATGAAGATTTAAAAAATTGGGATTTAGTAGATGAACGCAAAGTAGACTATGACCAAGAAGAAGCATTAGATAAAATGGTAGGTTTAGCAAGAGTTGGTCAAGCACTACCTAATTCAAAAAGTGATTTAGATGGTGAAAGTAAAACAGGTAAAAAGTTTATTGTACGTTATCAATATTCGCCTTTAGCTGTAAGTAATAATTCACGTGAGTTTTGTAGAAAAATGGTAGCTGCAAGAAAGATATATCGCAAAGAAGATATAATGCGAATGAGTAAACAACCTGTTAATGCTGGTTGGGGTAAAAGTGGTGCTGCAACTTATAATATCTGGCTTTACAAAGGTGGAGGTAATTGCCATCATTTTTGGTTACGTAAAACATATATGTCAAAAGGAGATGAAAAAGCAGTTGTAAGTGCAAAATCAAAACCAATTTACAAGCAACAAAGGGAAAATGAAGGTATTAAAGCCCCAAGTAAAAGTAAAGAACCTAACAAGGTTTCAACTAAACCAAAAGATATGCCTAATCAAGGATTTGTAAATAAATAAAAGATGGCTGAAGCATTATTTGTTACTCGTAAAGATATTGTAAAATACACTAATGTATCAGGTGGAGTAGATACTGATAAGTTTATACAATACGTTAAGATTGCACAAAATATACATATACAAAATTATATAGGTACAAAGCTATATGATAAAATAAGTACAGATATCATAGCAGGTAATTTAACAGGACATTATGCAACATTAGTTGAGAACCATATAAAGCCTTGTTTAGTACATTGGGCAATGGTTGAGTATTTACCATTTGCTGCTTACACGGTATCTAATAAAGGTGTTTATAAGCATAGTAGTGAAAACGCTGAAAACGTATCTAAAACAGAAGTAGATTTTTTAATAGAAAAAGAACGTACAACAGCACAATACTATACTGATAGAATGATAGAACATTTTAGTTTTTATGCAGCAGAAAGATATGCTGAATACTACACTAATAATAATGATAACGTATATCCTGATAAGGATGCTAATTTTTCTGGATGGGTTTTGTAATAAAAAGAAAATATAAACCAAAAACAGAAAACGTTAATAAGCTAAAACAGTACTTTGCTTATATAACAAAAACCGAAAAAAATAATTGTAATAATATAATTAATAGTAAATGAGTTACGGATCAATATATGCAGTTTCTTGGTGGGGAAACGTAAATGAGGCAAATGGATGGGGGATAGTTTACCCTTTTGATGCTGATGGCTCAAATTTTACAGTAGATACAACATTAGTAACAGCAGACACAACACAATTTACAGCAGATGCTACTCAATATTAAAATAAAAAAATAAAAAAAATGTGCGCAAAACAGGTAATTGATATTTCAACCGCAAATTCAGGACAGGGAACAACCCTACGAGATGCCTTTGATATTTGTAACGATAACTTTACAGAATTATATTCTGATGATGCAGGAGATGTAGGAAGTATAACAGCAACAGCACCGATAGCAAGA